CTTACCCTTAGAACTCATTTGCATGAATTGGTAGGTCACACGTTCCAGTTCCTGCGCACCACCACCAACCAACGCGATGGCATTACCAAGTTCCCTCGTCAATGTTATCGCTGTATTAACAGGCACTGAAGCATTCACAAGTCTAATATAGCTTTTTGCTAACTGTTCCAATGCCAGCCCAGGGTCTTTTGCTATCTCAAGGAATTGCGCCATACGAGCATTGACGCCGGATTGTGTCTTTTCTATAGAGAAGAGCATTCTTCGGAGAGAATCCATCTTCGTAGCTGCATTGATAAAGTCTGTGCCCATCTTCACAATGCCCAAAGATGCTATAGCTGAACCTACGGCAGTAATGCTCTTTTGGGTAGATGCAAACCGAGTTTCCATCGTTCTGGTCGTCTTTTCAACTTGCGATTCTAAATGGGTGAGCTGTGATGTGAGTTTGGAGAGGTCAGCTTTTATTTCAACATAAGATGTTAGAAGGGGATCAGCCATTTACATATCCTTTCGGCGGTGGAATACCATGCGAAGTAGCCATCTGCTGTATCATTTTTAATTCAGTATCAGGATCATCAGCCTCCATCTCCTGACCCGATAATAACTTTGTGACTGCCCCTATTTCCGACATATAATAAGCAACTTGCTTCAAGGTCATGTCTGCTATATCACTCAACGAAAAGTGATAAAAGCGCGACAGAAGAGCGAAGATAAGGGGGAAAGTCATCTTCACTCCGCTGCCGCTGTCGGAGGGTGGGCATCAGGTAACGACAAAGTTAATATCTGCTCCGTTATATCAGCTAGTGACGTTCCAGATAAAAGTTCAATAACCTTATCTTTTGTTATGCCTTCGTTATCCTTCAATGCTAGATAAACAAGATGGATTGATACATCCATACGGGATAATGCAGAATTTACATCTATATCAGATTTTAGTACTTCGAGCCGTAACGCTTTCCGTTCATCAGAATTTCCAATAATCTCTAAGTCTATCAGATTCTGTTGCCTTATGAATTGCTCAATAGCCGCCCAGGTTTTGATCGTAATCGGAGATAGCTTATAAGGCTTCCCGCTAATCATGATCTGTAACGGCTCAGCTACAATCTCTGAAAGTTTCTCTTTCTTTTCTGACATAATTTGCTCCTTTTCTAAATTTACCAGTCAGTTGTTTGAGTTTTCTGTACTATTGCGCCTAACCCGGTGACACTTATTCTTTGTGTTACAATTTCACCGACTGGCACACTTACTGGCATTTCATTGATGATGCCTATGCCTTCATAATAGATCGCTGGCACATATGCACCTGGTTCAGCTTCATATTTAGTAAAGAACCTGAAGACCTGCGGCACGCCTAATATGCTTTGTTCATTATTGCTAGCATCCCAATAGCGATCTAACGTAGCTGTCCATCTTCGTAAAGTAGGCATAAATTCACGCCAGCCATTAGCGGAATTAAAATCGGTAACATCAGCGATCTCTCTCCCATCGTTTAATTCCCAGCCATAAAAGCCAGATGTTACTGTTCCAGGAGCTTTTTTTATGATTGTTACCATGCCCCCTGCGGATTCTTCAACTAAATCATCTCCTGTATCAAGGGTGATTGTTCCTGCAACAACCGTATCAATCGTATAATCACCGTCATTGCTGGTAGAGCCATCTACCGTTATTTCATCCTCCGCTGCAAACTGAGCATCTATAAAACCTGAATTAGAATCCGTAATTGTGTCATCTAATGTGTCATTTTCATGAAATGCTATCGTATCAGTTTTTATATACGCAGCCTTATAAACTGCACCACCATATCCTGCATAATGAGCCATATTTCACCTCGCTTAAGACGGTCTTGTCAATTCGCCAGTTCCGCGAAATGTTGCCCTTTGCGTTACCAGCCCATCTACCACTACTGGCGTTGATGCTGATTCGTAGAGAGCAGTGCCGGTATATGTACTGCCGGTCGTAACAGTTAATGTGAAGTTTGCAGAATCCCCTGGGGCAGCCGTATTTCCTTCGTCCCAGATAACATCTGCTGTAAATGAGAACGTTGATAAGCCGCCTATAAATGTTCTAAAACCGGTATCAGCAAAATCGGTAGTATCTAACATATCAATACTATCTGTCAGTTCCCAGCCTCTTACGCCTGCTGTTAAATTCGTAAAGGCTAAATCTCCACCATAACCCGCTACATGTGCCATTTTTTAATCTCCTATCTTGATCCTGTTTTCTCGGCATAAAGCCGATAATCAGTCGAGTAGTGCCAGAATCCCTTTTGTGGGTCTGGCATTCTCCTGGTTTGCTGACGCTGCATGTATATGTGATTATATCCATCTATGGTCAGCTCACAATTATCAAAGCATGTTGTTAAATGTAAATTCATAAGTTCTAGATCTGCTATAGGATCATAGCTTGACCCTTCCTGCGTGTAAAAATCAAATGTTATAAGATATTGTTCCCCTATCTCCGTAAAAGTATCATAAGGCGTTTGCGATATAGGTGTAAATACACAAAACGGCATTTCTGTTTCCTGTGGTGCCTGAATAAAATGCAATCCACCATCCACATCTTTCGATAAATCAGTATCTGCATCCCATTTCGCTAATATTGCTTCAAATACTACCTGCATTAAATAAACTCGCTATCTTTGACCTGTTATTTTCAAACGCTGGGCGCAAATAAGGTCGTGGATACATTTTCACTGTACCAAGTTCCACAAAAGGAGCATAAAACACCTTTGACCCAATAGTTGCAGTCAGGTTAGAAACGGTTGTATGAATACTGGATCTTAGATTGCCAGTATCTACCGGAACCATCCTTTTTGCATCGCCTTCAACATAGAAGCCTGCTTTCCAGAGCTTCTGTTCAATATTCCGTTCTAATTCTCCCCGGAATTCGTTTATGCGTGATACCATTCTCATTTTTCTACCCCGCATAGGCATTCCACGTGTCTATGATTATTACTGAGCCATACTTCCTGGAGCGATAAAATATTCAATGTCATTACGTTAGGCTCAGTCACGATAAGGCGTGCTTTGGGAACGAGCTTTTCAAAATTTTCATCGCTTGTGAATGTATCTCGCCCCGTAATGAACCACCAGAGCTGATCTGTTATTACCTTCCCGACTGCCTGCTTTTCGGCAGCAGCCAACGCTTGTAAGGCACCTGTAATATTCTGGATCTTAGTAAACGCCTGTGTAGTAGTGCCCATCTGAGACTTTACATCAGTCCGCTGATATAATGTAGCTGTAACTTTCGGACCCGGTATCATACGCTTATCACCCTATGTGGAGTTAATAATCCTTTTATGAAATCAGGAATTTCTGTTTGAACAAATTCCATTGTCAACTGCCCTAGATCAAATCGCTTCAACCCAAGACCATCGTTCTGGCGTTTTGTCCATTCTGCCCCGATCCAATTAATAATAGCGACTTTAACATCATAAGGAACTAATGAGTACCCCGCGGTGTAAGTCACCGCTATATTTTGCACGCCTTTAGGGAATCCGCCTTCGTATTTGATGATTCCATCATTTTTATACATATAGATATTATCTAGCGACTCCCCAGCCATCTGGATATATACCCATTCGCTATCATTGCAACCGAGAAACTGTGACATAAGGTTTGTAGTTTTATATGAGTTCTGATCGCTATCATAGACCTCCGCCTGCCATCCTCTAGTAGCGCTTAAAGTATTTATTTGAGTCACCAAGCTCAACAATGTTGTGTATGTTGCAAATGCTAAAGTATTTGTTCCTGCCATCGATCCGCCGGAAACCGTCAATGTTATTCCAGAATCATCAACTAGTATTGTTGCACTTGTTGCGTCTGTAGCCACATTCTTAATTTTAATAGCTTCTTCGCGATCTATGGAAACTCTTGAGATTGAAATGATAGGACTTTTATATAATTGTAAGTATTCAGATCCTGTGCCATCGTATAACTCATTTGTGTATGTAGTAGATTCAAAATCCTTCTGGCAATATCTTTGAACTGCACTTTCTATCGCAAGGCGCAGATATTCCAACTCTAAGTCATAATCGTAAGAAGTAATGCCCAAAAGTAGCTTCACATCATCAAGAGCTGTGATATTCATGATTCACCCCCCGGTTTTCTTCTGCATACGAAAGTGAAATTTTCTTCCTTTGTGTAATAATAGCCGCTTGTATCATTTCGTGCTGCAATATACCAACGTCCTTCCTCATCTAGGTCGGTTGCAAGAGACGTCCCCCAGGATGCGGTAAATGTGCCGACAACTTCGGCTGTTACTATCCGAGTTGTTCCCGATGGTTTTATGAATATAAACGAAATATTTTTCCCGATTATGACCTCATTGCACGTAACTGTAAAAACTACAGCCACGTCACCAACTGTCACATCTGCATTTGCAAAAAGCCGATTCGGACTAGAAGCTAATAAACTTGAACCCATGTTAAAACCTTAATGCCGGGCAAAGGAGCAAACCCCGGCACTCAGCGCACTGGAGGAAGTTATTTGCGCTGATCGTTACTTTGCTCCTTTTGAAAAATATCATCGTTACTTGCTATAAGATTCAACGCTATCATAGCCAATGGCTCTATCTCTATGTTTGGAATATGTATAGCCACTGGTGTTATATTCAATTTAACCTCGATACTTTGCAAAGCCTCAAATTCCTTATTAAATTTTGCTCTTTGCTTGATTTTATAGGCATCGTTTTCCATCACTAATTGGCCATCTTTATCTTTCTCGCCATACTGGTCGATCAAACCCATCCTGGCACGCTCATATATATTCACTTCCTTGATCACCTCATGGAATAGCCTGCCAACATGGAAGGAGACATCGCCTGGAAGCCTTATATCCATCAGCAATTTGAGACTTGCAAAAATATCGTGTAATTCGCCTGCCTTAACTGTAATCATAACATGCTCCTTTTCTAACGTTATGCTGCTGTGTGTAATAGAATATCGTAAATAACGCCATTGATACGGCATCGTAAACCATGGGTGGCATCGCTTGAAGTATTTTCTCTTACTTGCGTTGCGTTTAACCCCACAAATTCAAACACATAAGGCACATCATTTGTATGAGAAGTCACGCCATCGCAAATAAAGCGATGTATTGATGCCACCGTTGCACCTGCGATCCTTGCAGACGTACCATCAAAA